GGGTTTAGTTGGCGCGCTACACTATCGAGCGCGTCACAGTTGTCTATGAACTGAGCCATCGAACATTTCCGGTTAATGAAGTCGGTGATCGTCTGTAGACACGCCCGGACGAAGTCGGGATCAGCGGTTTTATTGACCCTGCCCGCTTCGTTGAGCATCTCCCCGAGATTGCCTCCGCCTCGAGCGCGGCTCTCTATGCTGCGCCGCCTCGCCTCGTCGCACGCCCCGCTCAGTTCTTTCATCAGCGGGGGCGTCAGTCTTGCGGGCCGATTAGCGACGAGCCACGTCACGGCATCAGTGAATTCATCGTCGTTGATCGTCTGGAAAGCCTGCCAGAGCAGGTTCGCCACGGGTGCTGAGTAATTTCTCTCCCCCCAGACCTCCGCGAGCATCCGGACTTGGGCCTTGAATACTGATTGTTGCATGATTTTCCCCCCTAAAAACTCTCTCCCAGTACCGTTTATCGTCCGGTGACTGAGTGCCGTGAGCTAGACTCACTGCGACGACATTGAGATTCGAGATGAGCACGTCGAAAGCGTGCGCTTTTGTGACGAACCAACGCTCATTGAGCTGAAGAAATGCCTGTACCAGGTCCTGAGCCCGGGCCAGCGGCACTGCGCGCAGCAGATTAGTAGCGAGCCCCGCTACCTTGCCGTCTACGATCGGGTATGTCCCGTATCGCGAGCGGTAGGCATCGCAGTATGTTTTGACGAGCTGGCCCGCCTCGGGATTACGGTACGGTGTCCTGACCGGCGGAGGCCCTTTTACGGGGCCTTTGCGCGTGGTCTTCCTCTCCGCTAATGCTGCGACCAGGGCGGGACCAGTAATGCCACTGTCGATGCATTTCTCGAGCGCGGCGGCTATGCGTTCAAGCGCGGCGGCTATGCGTTCTCTCATGCTGGCTGCCTTTCCCGCTTGAGCGCTTTGAGCATTCGCAGCGTATCGATCTGGTCGTTAATGTAGTCAGCGAGGAGCACCTCGCCCTCCGTGTTCCACCGTTCGTAAAGGCGGCCGACGCGGGCCTCTACTATCTCAATTTGCTCTTCGATTTCCATTCTAGAACCCTTTCTATTTTTTTCTCCCGGGCGAGCCCCGCTTGTCGGGGCTCCTGGAGCACGGACCGTTAAATGCCTGACACATCTCTGTTGCAGCCAGCCCTTAAGACGTCGATTCGATTCCGGCGGTATGAAACTGGGCATTCTCAGCGTCGCACCGCACTTCGTGCATTTCAGACGCGGGTACATGTTAATCGCCTCCGCTCTGATCCTTCGTATTATGTCGAATTCAGGACTATCGAACATAGGCATCCCCTACCCCATTGTTTTCCGAATGATTCACGCACCTGTAACTGTCCCGTATCGCGTTAAGGATTCAGCATGGACAATGGAAATCGGCGAGCACAGCGTGACGGCTCTTAAGCAGCATCCTTGGGCCTTGCCCCACGGGATGGTCCGACCCATTTTTATATTGAGTATGAAAATAAAACGGGGCCAGAGATTGCCGTCTCTGGCCCCTAATCCGTGGGCAGGATTCGGGCCGGTGAAAGCCGGGATGTCCCACGAAAGCAATCTGGAATGTATCTGAGAATCTCACCGGCGACGAATCCTTTTCTCATCAACCCGATCGGCAACCGGGTATTAAGTGCTGAAGAGAATCATCAGGAAGATACGGCGAGTCAGTCAATCATGATTTGAAATATTCCCGCTGCCCCGGGACTCCGAACTTACATTGATTCCAGACGACAGCCGATTCCCGCCCACCGCGCCCATTTCCCCTGCCCATCACCTGACATCTCGCCTCATTGCACGGCTCAAGCGCAGGGGCTCAGGAAAGGCCCCTGGCATTGGTGACGCGAGAATGGGACGACTGCCCAAGTATTGGTCACCCCTGGCCCACCTCAGGCCTGCCCAGCCCAGCCAGGCACGCGCCTGGGCAGCTCCCATCGGCTCTTATAAGGAAGCGCCCAGCCAGGCACGCAGGCACGCAGGCACAAAATATATCGAAGTCATGGAAATAACGCATGGAATCAGCCACTTAAGCCGGGGGGTAAGCCGATTCCCGAGCCGATCCAGCCAGTTGCGACGCGTCGTCTGATTAGAGCATTCTGACGCGCCGTGGTATATTATTCTTAGTAGAGGCAAGTGACGGTGGCCCGGGCGGGCACCCGAGAATCCTCAAATCGAAAGGACAAAAATGAGCAACTACTCGACGTGGAGAAAAGACCTAAAGGAACGCGGCCTCTGGACCAAACGGGCCAAATACCAGCACGAACTGGAACGTCTCAGAAAGAAAAACCCGGGCAATGAGACTGTGCGCGGCGAGCCAGCTGAGGATAAGCCGGTGCGGCGCGGCAAGGCCAAAACTCCTCAGGTCAGCGCGCGATCAGTCACAAAACAGGCCGCCCAGGCCGCGTCGGACCGTCAAAACCTCATCGCGGCGCTGACCGAGGCCAAGTCCCAGCTTGAGGCACTCAATGAGCAAGAGGCCGAAATCCTCAGCACGCTCGCCGCGTCCATCGGCAACCTGTAACCCAGCCCTGAGGCCCGCGTCTCCTTCACCGGCGATGCGGGCCTCAGGCATTATGAAAACACTCGCTGCACTCATCTTGATCCTGGCACTCGCTGCGTGTGGACGCGAGCCAGGGTGCCGTGACCAGGACGCGGGACCAAGCCAGACCGCGCTCCAATGCTCTGACTGACCTGCCCGCCGGAACGGCCTGGGCCTCTCGAGAGAGCGGCCTAGGCCGTGTCATTCCATCTCTGACACGTCGCATCGTACCGAGGAGCACTCAGACACGGTGCGTCTAGTGTGACGCGTGGCACCGTGCCTGGCTGACTGCGTCTCTGGCCCCCAGAGGCCGCCAGGCCCTGGACGCCGATACCCCATCTGATACCCCGGTATGCCGCATCGTGACGCGACCCGCCTGAGGTGTGCGGCGTGACCGCGCCGGATCATCTGGCATGATGCTCCCATACCATCATGCACCGCGCCAGACGCCAGGCGGTCGCTCCCAGGGAGCGGCCTCTCAGTATCACACTGACTATCACCAGGCCGTACTTCGACCTGATAGCCGCGGGCACCAAGACGGTCGAGTATAGGCGTGACGCGCGTCACTATCACGCCCTCTTCGCCGGTCCCTCGCCGCGCTATCTAGTGCTTCACTATCGGAGCGGGCGCTATCTCTTGTGCCGCGTCCGACGCATCCGCTATCGACGCCGCCCTGCCCGCCTGGCCGCGTCCGTCTTCATCACGACGCCCTGGTGCTTCGGCATCGAGATAGAGCGCGCTATAGGCCCGCTGCCCCGGGCCTCAGTCGTGAGCTTTCTCCAGGGCTGATCTGAACTGAAACCAATGGTATTTCACTCCCCATAGTTTCGCCTCATTTCGCCGTACTGCCGCCTCCGGGCCTGACGAGCTGCGAATGGTGCGCCCGAAATTGCCCGCCTGGCTCTTCGACGTCACGAGCTTCGAGCCCAAATAGATCCAGTCAGGGTGGCCCAGTCGCTGTTTGAGCATTGCAGGGGACGTGAATTTCGCCTTCACTCTGAACCCGCGTGCACTCATTATCCTGGAAGCCTCCGTAGCGAGCCGGATGCCCAGGCCGATGCCTATGTAATCCGGATGCACCACCACGCGGTTCGAGTGCACCTCCGTTCGGTCGGCTACGGTGTAATGCGCAAAGCAGCTGAAGCCGATCTGATTCTCGCCGTGGTATAGGCCAAACGCGTAAACCTTCCCAAAGGGCAGGTTCTCACTCAGATAATGATACTTGCTAAAATACCTCCAAGCGCGGCTTGAACATTCTCTGACGGTAAATTCAAGCGGCTCCCTCCGGTGCTCTTTTTTTTTTCGTATGAGCCCGTGTTGCAGTCAATGATCCAATCAGGCTGAAGCCAGGGGATGACGTCGTAATGACAGCTGAGCAAAACGATTCGTCTGGCTCCCTTCCTATACTGCTTCGAGATCTTCGCGCACATTATCTGCGCTATTGTGCGGTCCACCGTCGACGTCCATTCATCCAACACTACGACGTCGCTTCCAGTCGCGGTCTTAAGCGCGGCCTCGGCTCTTGCCCTCTGCCCATTCGATAGAGTGTGCGCTGGCCTCACCCAGCACGGAATCGACGTGAGGCCAACGCCAGTCAGTGCTTCGACGCAGGCGTCGTACTTCATTCCCTTCGGGAACTGCTCGATCACAGGAGTCTCACCGACAAGCACGTCACGCGTGCAATCCTCGCCGAATATCTGACGTGCAAGCGTGGTCTTGCCGCTGCCCGATGCACCGACGATGAGGCCGACGTTATAGGGCGAGGTCAAGTCGGCTTCGACTTCCAGCACGTGCCTGCTTTTCTTCATCACGTCCAAGTTCACGCTGTCGACGGCCTTTTGCGTGCGGTACGTCTTTGGGATTACGCTCTCAAGTTCTACCCGGTAATTTTGCATGTCCATCCCTCTCCAGAAAGTTTCTCAAATAGCTCCCTCTGCGCTCCCTCGTCCGCGCAATTTACGATGACAAGGAACTGAGCCTGACCGATTTCGGCGTCAAACTCTACGCGCTCCTTGCTCGCGTCAGGCCCGAACTCGTCCTTGAAATCAGGCAGGTCAATATCTGGAATCTCAAACGCGTCTAGTTCGTCAAACGATATGCTTGCTCCAGAGATGAATTCGTAAAGCCCGTCTTTAGTCGCTCGCTGAAAGTTGCTCGATGCCGCAAGCACCGCCTCTTTCGCCTCTTTGAGGCTTGCCGCTGAAATCTCAACGCATGGAATATCCGGTATGGCGTATCCCTCTGCCCTCATCTTCGTAAGCAGGCGCTTGCGACCGTGCCCGTCTATGATCCACCACTTTACTAAGCTAACTCCGTTTTCTATCGTCAGTTCCTTCCAAACGTGGCTCGCAAACCAAATGCCTCGCTTGAGAATAAGCTTTTTGAACTTCTCGTACCGCGCCTTCGTCATCTCTTTGAAGTTACCCTGGAGCTCGATAAGTTCATCGAGTGGAATCTTCAGTTTCGTGTCGCATGTAACCGTGAGTGCTTTCATAATTTCCGAGTATACGGCACACTCATCCCATGTCCAGGGACGGAAAGAAAACCGGCGGAAGAAACTTCGAGCCAGGAAATCCAGGCGGGCCAGGCAGAAAGCCAATCCCAGAGGATTTACGCCAGGCCCGTGAAATGCTGCGTGACGACTTCGAACGCATTGCCCACAATCTCCTTCGCCTGACCAAGGGTGAGCTTAAGCAGGTAATGAACGACGAAAGCACTCCAAGCGTCACCCTTCTCGTCGCCTCTGTGATCGCAAAGGGACTGGCCACCGGGGACCAACATCGCATTACCTTTCTCCTCGACCGTCTCATCGGACCGGTGGCCAAGGCGATGGAACTGAGCGGCCCCCAGGGCGAACCGTTCCGCCCCTTCGAGCATCTCAGTGCCGACGAGTTGACGGACAAAATATCTCAACTGGACGTGTATATTGAACACCTCAAGCTCATCTCCTCCCCCATTATTGACCAAGACTGAGGCCCAGGCCCTGCGAGCGGCCTTTGTCGCCGATAGGTGGCGAGAGGGGGACCTGCGATACAAGATGAAGCCCTTCCAGCGCGAAGTCTGGGATCGACTATGGGACTCCCCTGGCTGGCTCTTCGTGCTCAAGTGCGCACGACGAATCGGCAAAACTTACCTGCTTTGCCTCATCGCCGTGATGGTGTGCCTGCGCAAACGAAATGCAAAGGTACGATTTGCCGCGCCTCATCAAGAAAATCTCCGCATTCTGATTGAGCCGATCATGATGAAGATTATCGCCGACTCACCTCCCGAGGTGCGCCCCGTCTTCGAGCGTGGCCGCTGGCTATTCCCCTCTACCGGATCAGAGATATTTATTCACGGCGTCAATAACTCCAATCCCGATGCTTTGCGCGGCGATGAGTGCGACCTATTCATCGTCGACGAAGGTGGCACGGTGAATCGGCTCAAATACGTAGTGCAAGACGTCGGGATGCCTCAGCTGATGAACCAAGACGGTAAGGTGGTCAAAGGGAGGAAGATGATTGTCGCCTCGAGCCCGGCGAAAACTCCCGCCCATGAATTCACGACGATGAGCACGAAAGCTGAGATGGACGAACGATACGCCCACTTCGACATTTACCGAGGAGGCTTTGACGAGGTATCCATCCAGGCCCTTATGGTGGAGCTTGAGGGACCAGGCTCAGTGGCGTGGAAACGTGAGGCCCTGGCCCTCGATCTTGTCGATCCCGACTTTGCGTTATGCGGCGAATGGGAGCAGCACGGGCAGGTCCACGAATTTAAGACGGACGATTACTTCACGTTCTATCAAAAATACGATGCTCTCGACATCGGCGTCAGGGATTTGACCGTCTGCCTGCTTGCTCATTACGACTTTAAGCAGGCGAAGCTCTTCATCCACGATGAAGTGGTAATGAACGGCACGCAGATGACCACCGAGTCCCTGGGCCAGGCAATCCGCGACCGAGAGACCGACCGATTTGGCGTAAGCTGGGAGAAAGAAAAAACCGTGGACCAAGGCCGCACGCGGTGGCGTATGGTGGCACCAAATCACCACTTTAGGATTCGTCGCGTCTCTGACGTGGACCTGCTTTTAATCTCCGACCTATCAAAACTAGAGGGACTCTACTTCGAGGCTACCGACAAGGGATACAGGGAGGAAATGGTAAACGAGGTGCGCGTATGGGTGAAGAACCGCCGCGTGGTGGTGCATCCCAGGTGCCGTCAAACGATAGGGTGCCTTAAGTTCGGCGTCTGGAACGACCGAAAAACGGACTTCGACCGCTCCGACACCTATGGTCACTTCGATGCATTCGCCGCTCTGATGTATCTGATACGCAATATCGACACGAGAACCAACCCGGTGCCCGCTGAATTTGGCAGGCCATACGAAGAATATTACCTCGAGGAAAAGACGATGGAGCGCAGCGACAAGTTCAGGAAGATGATGGGACTGAGGCCTCCGAAGCGGAGATAGGCCTTATCTCCATCTCCCACTTCCCCATGAATCACGTCGTAGCAATCATGAACTTTTCGTTGAACTCTTTCAGCGTTTCGTCGATTAGGATCTGCTCCGTGTTCGTCAGTATTAGAACCACTTTATCGACGTTGGGCTCTAAGCGTACGCGTTGAACCTGCATCGGGGAGACAAGATTGAGCTCTTCCTGCCACTTGTAAACTTTTCCCGTCTCATCACGAAGCGGGATGAGCTTCACTATCTCGATGAGTTTCAACGGCGATCCTTTTTCTTTTTCTCCGGAGCTTGCACCTCTTCGTCGTGCGCCACCTTTAGCTTAGGTCCCGTCTCGTATTTCTGATTAAAGACAGCGTCACAGCACGGGTACGCACCCTTACCGTCTGGCTCGCGAATGATCCAGTCACCGCTCACAACGGCAGCTGTACCGCTGCGTGTCTCGATGTAATGCGTGGGCTTGTCGTTCTTTCCTTCCATACCACCGGCCTGAACACCATCGGGCCAGGGCTTCTTTTCCGGGATAAATTGCTCGGCCTCTATGGTCACCAATTTTGAGTTAAACTTCGTCATCTTAAACCTCCAGGACTGCAAATGTACTCGCGTCCATTCATTATTGGAAACCTAAAATCCAGCTCAATGCTAAACTTTTAACGATCTAAATAAAAAATATAAGAGGGATGCGTAATGCAGATAGACGGGGATCTGGCGGCCGCGATTGGGATTGTCAGCTCAATCGTCTCTTCGAGTATAGGATACGGGGTAATGAAGGAAAAACTACGCCGAACCGAAAAGGACATTGACGCTATCCGTTCTGACAATAAGGATTACGTCACTCATAACCACTTCGACGCAGTGCTAGGCCCCCTTCGTCGCACGCTTGAACTGGTACAGAAAGACGTGAAGGAGATCCTGCGTGCTGTTAGTACGAAGAACCAAGAGGAGGATTAAGGGCGCGGTAGGCGCGGCCATTCACTTCTTCAGCACAATCAGAAAGTGGCTCATCTTCCGCTGCCTATGCATCATCAAAGGCGTGCCGACCAAATACCTCTGGCGGGCCTTCTCTTACCTCGCCTCTCTCGATATGGACGAGCCAATGGTGACGGGAGAGATAGGGGTGTACGGTTGCGGATACTTCGTCGAGATAAAAGACGCGGTCACCGGCGCTCACTTCACCATTCAGCAGACCGGCAATGGAAAGCTCCAGGCCTATGAATGGCGTGAAAAGAAAAATGCAGTAGGGATGGAGTATGGCGCTCTGGTGAATACGAACTGGTGGGAAATCTATAATACGGGCAAGCGAATCGACGTGAGAGGTGTTAACCGTTTGCTCTCCTATCTCAAGATGCTATACGGAACTGGACCTGTCCGTGCGACGCGTCAGGAAGCGGCGTATGATTGAAGTGTACGATTCGTTGGCCGCTGAATGTGACCGCGTGGAAGCGATCTGTAATGAACTCTCCGAACTGGTATGTAAGCTCGGTCCCGACATGCTCACCAGGGGAATGAAGTACGCCGAGGCGAACGAGGCAATTCTAAATTGCCTGAAGTCCGTGGTGTCCGATAGGGACCTTCTCGTCGCCTCCGTGAGGAAACATTGCATACCGCCCTTGGCCGATATGGTCCTGCAAAAAGAGGTGCCCGATGTTCGATGACACTCAGGATTGCGAAGTCTGCTCAGGTGAAGGATGGGTGTGCTCGGAGCATCCGGGTAAGGCATGGGGAGACGATGGAGATGGGTGCTGCGGCGCTGACTGTATCCGTTGCCTCGAGTGCCAGGATGAGGAGGACGACGATGCTTGAGACCGATGATGGGATTACGCTATCCGGATTTCACCTAAGCGAGTGCCTGGGCCGAAAAATAAAGTGCAACGACGGCGAGACGAGAGAGGTGATTCAGATCTCCCACTCGATGAAATTCTCCGACATGCTCCTCATCAACGAGGTAAACGAGGATGAGGAAGCCGGTGGATCTTACGTCCATGCCCTTTCTCTCGCCTGCCAGATGACAGGAAGCCCGCTACCAACGGAAGAGCAGAAGCGGAGTTTTAGCCGGACCATGAACGCCTTTCGCTTCGAGCCAGAGGCAGATCAAAGGATGCCTGGGTTTTTTAAGTTGCCTTCTGGTATTCTCCTCTCCAGGCGCTAAATCGTAACGTGACGCGATAAAATCGCCAAAAAGGACAAAAATGGCCGTCAAAAGTGTTCCCGCTGAGAAGAAAGATAAGCCCCAAATTGTGGAGCGGTTCATCCGAATAATCCAGGTCCATCCAAAGACCGGCGACACGTTCGCATCATTTCAGCCAGAGATCATCACGATCATTGACGATCAGGTGGTGGAGAGAAAGACCGTGGGCACGCCGAACTTCTTCGAGTACGCTCAGACCAAAGCGGCCGATCTCATCGACCCTCGAAATCAGGTGGACGCGTGAAAATTCATTATTCCTGGGCTATTTTATTAATCACCGCGCTGAAGTCTTGCATCTTCCCTGGCTGGCACTCTTCCATTGAGTTTGTGGCCGCATCCGGCCTCGTGGCTCTATTCATGTGGATCGAGTCTCGTCCAAAGCCGATGAGCCTCGCCGAATCGAAGGCGTACAAAGACCTTAGCCAGCTCAAGGAATCTCAGGATGAAGTCCGTAAGGAAGTCACCGGACTAAAAATGAAGCTGGGCTTTCGCCCCGAGAGGTAATCGATGGAATACTTCGCCGCGCTACCTCCCGATAGGCTTGCCGCTGAACTCCAGGCCCGCATCGATGCCTACTACTCTTGGATTTTAAGCTCTGGAAGGCTGGCCCGGTGGCGGCTGGCTTACGACACCTATTACGGCCAGAGGGGTGCCCACAATTCCTCTTACATCACGCCATCCGGGAAGCAGGGCGAGCTTTCCCTTTTGATGTCCAACGAGTACCGAAACCTGGTACAGCACCTCCTCGTCTTGGCTTTCCAGTCCCGCCCTTCAGTAGAAACCGTCAGCACTAATACCGATTCTAAGGCAAAGGCTGATGCCTACGTCGCCAAGGGCGTCATCGAGTATTACCGACGAGACGGAAAGATCGACGACAACAACCACGCCGCAACCGAGATATCACTCATCATGGATCTAGGATGGGTATTCAACGAGTGGGACGTAATGCTCGGCGATGAAGTGGCCGGTGATGAAGAGACCGGCGAGCTTATTCGTCAGGGAGACATACGATCCCGTGCCCGCACGCCGCTCGATGTGGTCATTGATTTCAGTAAGCCTCAGGGCGGGCAACGCGACTGGATTATGGTCCGCGATCCGATGAACAAGTACGACCTGGCCGCGCAGTATCCGGACAAGGCCGAGGCTATCATCGGGCTCGCCAGGGACAATACGAAGGACTCGATTTACCGATTCGGAGATAACTGGCAGTACGATTCCGACCAAATCAGCCCGGACATCGACGTGTGGACCTTCTATCACCGCCGAAGCCCAGCCCTCAAAGCGGGCCGGATGTTTCAGTTCGCCTCACCGACCGTGCATTTTTTCAATGGCCCTATCCCGTACCGACGCCTCCCTGGCAATCGCATTTGCCCCACGGAGCAGATATTGAGCTCTCTAGGGTACTCGAACGCTAACGACCTGCTCGGCCTCCAAGACGTAGTCGACGCGATGATTTCAAGCGCGGTCACCAACATGACTGGATGCGGCGTCAATAATATCTGGACGAAGCCCTCTCCCAACTTCGATTTTGAGCGGCTCGCCGAAGGGATGAACCTCATCGAATCAGATGAGAAGCCCGAGGTGCTGATCCTCAATAAGCTCCCGCCCGAGATGTTCACGCTACTGAATTTCATCATCGCTCGAATGGAGGCCATCAGCGGAGTAAACTCCGTTGCTCGAGGTAACCTGGGCGGCAAGGACTTCTCCGGCGCGGCGATGGCGCTGCTCCAGTCGATGGCGATTCAGTTCAATAATGGGCTCGTTCGTTCGGTAAACCGGCTCACCGAGGACAGCGCGAATGACATCGTCATGCTGACGCAGGATTTCGCGAACGAAGAGCGATTGGGAATGATCATCGGCCAAAACAATAAGTACATGATGAAGTCCTACAGCTCGAAGGAGTTTAAGGGCATCCAGAAGGTGTACTGCCGCCAGTCAAACCCGATGAAGGACACGACCGCTGGAAAAATGGCCCTACTCGATAAGTACATGGAGATTCCAGGCGTCGTAACCAGCGGCGGACAGATTACGGAAATCCTAGAGACAGGCCAGCTCGATAGCCTAACGGAGCCGGACCGCAACTCCCGCTTGGCTATCGATGAAGAGAACGAGGCCCTTATCCGAGGTGAAACCCCGCCGGTATCCTTCGTTGATGACCCGATCGCCCATATGAAGACGCACGCTCGAATCTTCTCCAGCCCCGACGACCGAAAAGATCCAGCCCTGATTGAGCGCGCTAGAATTCACTACGAAGAACACGTCATGGTGTGGCAAAACACGAATCCCGCTATTTTGATGGCCCTTGGCTATCCGCCCTTCCCGATGCCTCCCGAGCCGGGAATGCCGATGGATGGTGGCGCACCGTCAGAGCAAGGTGCCCCGCCCGGGATGGAAGGCCAGCCTCCACCGCCGACAGGGCCGGGAGGCCAGCCAGGGCCTACGATGCCGAAGAATCCGTTATCTGGAGAACAGTTCGACCCGGAGACGGGTGGAATTCCTCAAGGAGCCTAGTGCATGTCTGAAGTCTCAACTGCGCCCATTAACGCTACGTCCACGAACACGGTACCAATTTCTTCCGCCGGCGGTGCCACGCCAAAGCCTGCGCCGAAGGTAGTTCCGAAGTTCGAATCGAAAGCAGAGGAGACGCTGTGGCGCATAAATGAGCCCGCCGCCGACGAGACCGAAGACGTTTCCTCGATGACGGACATTATCGACAAAGCCCAGGGAAATGCGGGACTCAGCTCGAAGGAGGCCAATACGAAGGTGGCTCCTGCCGACGCGGAGCAACAGACTAAGGCCTCGGGCAAGGAAAAGTATACGGTCAACGGCAAGGAGTACGAGCTGGACGCGGAGCAGTCGAAGCGTTTTGTCCAGATGGGCATCATGCACCAGCTCAAGAACCGGGACATCGCGAATCAGGCCCGCGAGGTGGCCACTCGGGACCAGCAGGCCCGGGCGATGGAGCAAAAGGTTACTCAGACGCTGGAAGCTCTCAAACAGGGGAGTATGGACGTTCTCGTTGAGCTCCACGGCGAGGAAAAGGCGCGGGAAATAGTAGAGGGATGGCTGCGGCCCAAGATTGAGCGCGAGTTGATGCCGCCAGAGCAGCGACAACAGATCGAGCACAAGGAGAGGGCCGACCGTGCGGAAGCGGAACTGGCTCAGATCCGTCAGAGCGCCCAGGAGAAAGAGACGAACGACAAGGCCGACGGATTCGTCGAGCATTACCAGAAGGTAATTATCTCCGCTTTGGATCAGGGCGGCGTGCCTAAGACGGCCCACACCGCCAAGGAAATGGCGGAATGGATGGAGCGAGGCCTAGATAAGGGCATCGAGTACACCCCGCAGCAGCTTGCGCAATTCGTCAGAGAGGATAATATTGAGAGAGTCAGTTCTCTCACTGAGAGTTTCGTCTCTCAAATCGCAGCAGCAAATAAAAGCGGGGACATGAGCCAGGTAGTCAAGGCAGGGGAATCTCTGGTAGGAATACTCGGAGAACCGGTAATGTACGCGATCGGCAAGTATTACCTGGCCAGGATGAAGGGCGGACAGCCGCTAGGTCCTCAACAAGTTTTGGACACTCCCAAAGTCAGAGTAGATGAGACGGCACGCAAGAAGCCGTACCTGACGATGGACGAGCAAGCCGCGGAAAGAAAGCGGCGAGTGGATCTGATGGAACAAGGCATCGATCCAGGCGAGTGGAAATAAAAGTTTTCAGGCACCGTAAATAACCTAACGCAGCGATGGCCGACCCTACCCTTGGGCGGCTCGCCCTACCAAAGCGATAGGATGCGGTAACCTAAATTCCGGCACAAGGACGCCTCCCTCTCGAGGGACGCTACCCGCTTACCGGCGCTAAAGACCGAAACAACACAAAACAATTTTTCACACGGAGGCCACCACCATGGCTGCTGTAAATAGTTTAGACACGCTTTTCAAGCGAGTTCACGGAGACGGGACCATCAAGGCCCTGCCGAAGTTCGCTAAGATTCAAGATGAATGCTCGTTCTCCAAACGCGAGCGACTTGGTGACATGTACGTCATTCCCGTCGTTCTTCAGTTTGAGCACGGATTCAGCTACGGAGTTTACCAGGACGGTGCCTTCACCCTGAATGCCGCAGTCGCGGGCAAGGTGCTTCAGGCGCAGATCCGTGGAGCAATGATTGTGCTCCGATCTCAGCTCAGCTACGAAGACATCTTCAAGGCCGCTGAAGCAGGTCCCGCCGCATTCGAAGCCGCCACCTCGTTGGTGGTCGAGAACATGCAACGGTCCTTCGCCAAACGTCAGGAGCTCTCATTCTGGTACGGTCAGCGGTCTCTCGGTAAGGTGTCCACGAACACCAGCGGGGCGCTCGTTCTGACGGATAATTCGTGGGCACCGGGAATTTGGTCCGGAATGAAGGATTGCGTGCTCGAGGCATTCGATTCTCAGGACGCCACCGCCACGCAGGACAACGGTGATTTGACCATCACCTCCGTTACCATGTCCTCCAAGACGGTAACCGTCAGCGGTACCTCCTCAGCCGTGGACCTTAACTCGTTCCTCTGGTTCAAGGGAGCCAGATCGGCGACGGCGCATAAAGAATGCGCTGGCCTGGACAAAATCATGTCCAACACCGGGACCTTGTTTAACATCGACGGAGCGGCCTACGAACTGTGGCTCTCGAACACTCGCTCGGTCGCTGGCCCGGTGTCCATGCTGGCCGTTCAGAACGGCGTTGCCGATGCCCAGAACATGGGCCTCGATGACGACTGCAAGACGTACCTGCCCACTAAGCGGTGGAACTCCCTCAATGCCGACCAGGCCGCGCTCCGGCGATACGGGGCTTACGCCTCGAAGGCCGAGAATGGCAGTGAAGGCATCGTCTATCACTCGGTCAACGGGACCAATGAGATGGTGGCCCATCCCTTCATCAAAGAAGGCGAAGGCTTCACTATCGTCAATCCTAAGAAGCGAGTCATGCGTGTCGGAGCTTCGGACATCACGTTCCGTCGCCCCGGAATGCAGGAGAACATCTTCCGGGAGCTGACCGACAATGCCGGTCTCGAGCTTCGGGCGTTCTCTGATCAGGCGATCCTGATCCAGCTCCCCGCTCAGTGCACCAAGCTGACCGGGATCACGGACTAAATCGATTCCATTCAGCAGGGCCGGGGGGAATTGTCCTCCTGGCCCTCGCTGTTGAAAGGAGAATTTTATGCCCTTAGCAATGAATGGCTTACTGGACGGATTCAAGCACAAGTTCCTCCAGTACCTAGGCGATACAGGGTTCCGTGACCACCTGCTTAGGTCACAACTCTTCTATCAGGACTTCGTCCTAACCGCAGCTCAGATGGACACTCTGAACGCCACACCGGTCCAAATTCTCGCGGCACCTGGAGCTGGATTGTCGATTATCGCAGAAGCGGTCTACTGCAAAGTATTCTCGACAGGATTCACAGCCTTCGAGCTTGGCAGCGGAGTCCTCAGCTTCCTATACACGGATGGTAGCGGAGCAAAACTAACGGCCGATGTTCCAAACGCGAGCGTCGAAAGTGCTACTGACGTAGAGTATCACGCAGTCGCTGCATCGGTCGCTCCAGTGGCTAACGCAAAAGTCGTTGCGAAGACCTCGGCGGACATTACGGCAGGTACCGGTAACGTCAAAGGCCGACTGTATTACCGTGTCGTTAAAGCATCGGAAATCGTCGCCTAAGAAAGGAAATGAACGTGAAAAATCTATTTAAGCCTCTAATTCTGTCTCTTCTCCTGGCCGTTCCGGCCATCGGCGTGACATACGGCTCAAGCTGCGACGTGAGCGTCAGCCTCTGCGACAACGCGGTAAACTCTGCGAAAGTCGAAGATGGCACGCTTGTATCCGCTGACCTCAGTTCTGGCGCAGGCCTGACGCTCGCGCAGATGCACGTTAGCGCGCTTAAAAGCGTTGACGTAAACCTGACGGCAGCTCAGCTAGACACCCTCGCCGCCACTCCGGTGACGGCAATAGCGGCTCCCGGCTCTGGATACGTCACGCAGGTAATGAGCGCAACCTGCTTCGTGGACTTCGTGGCTACACGCCTCGAGGCCGGAACGGCGGTGCTCTCATTCCGTTACACGGACGGCTCAGGCGTGAAGGCTACGGCGGACGTTCCAAATACTACCGTAGAGCTGAACGCGGATACCCACTACATTGCAGTAGGGGCGTCCGGAGTCCCGGTTGCTAACGCGGTGATTGCAGCGACGATTGACGCGGACGTTACCTCCGGCGATTCGATCATAAACTGCCGCCTGTACTACCGAACTGTCCAGGTCTCCGACATTTAACTAGAGGTGACCAGTGGCCACAATCGTTTCATGGAACGGCTCTAGCTACAGCGTCCCAGCCGTCGGCGAAGAATCGTGGGGCGGGGTCACCAAGGTCGATGGCCTTATAATCTCACTTGCTACGAATGGATTCCAGAAGACTGGCGGTACGTTCACGTTGTCGGCTGACGTCGATTTCGGAGCTACCGCCGGTCTGAAGTCCGGTTACTACAAGTCCAGAGGAACGGTAGCCACGTCAGGAATAATCCGGCTCGCTAAGCTCGAGGCGGTCGCGTGGCTGAATAACGCTGCGAGTGGGAATAATACGCTCGCCACCGACGCGAGCGATCAGCTCCTGTACAATGGCGTCGTTCTCGCCGGATCTACCGGCGTAGTTCCCGTCGCCGCCGGTGGCACCGGCCTTACGAGCTACGCCAGCGGAGACACTCTCTACGCATCGGGCGCAACCACAATCTCAAAGCTTGCGATCGGCGCAGCTAGCACGGTGATGGTTCGCTCCGGCGCGGCTATTCCTTCCTGGGCACTACTCGTTAACGCGAACATTGATGCGGCGGCGGCTATCGCTTATTCGAAGTTAAGCCTGGGAACTTCGATCCTAAACGCGGACATCGCCGTCGCGGCGGCTATCGACCGGTCGAAGCTTGCATCAGGCTCTAACGATCACGTCCTGATCAACTCCGCCGCTGGCGTTATGTCCTCGGAGGCTGCGCTATCCCCTGTGCGCGGCGGAACAGGCGTTGCGAATAACGCGGCTGCCACGACGACCCGTTCAGGCAACCACGCCCTTACCCTGACCACTACCGCTATCACGGGCGTTACTCTTCCCACTACGGGCACGCTGGCCACCCTCCTGGGAGCGGAAACGCTGTCCGGTAAGACCTTCTCGGATGCGCTTCAAGTTGCGGAAATCGCCACGCCTGCGACTCCCGCTTCCGGCTTTACGAAAATCTATCCTAAAACCGATAACAAGCTCTACTACCTGAACGATCTTGGAACAGAGACGGAAGTCGGCGCTGGTTCAGGCGGAATTAACTACTGCACGAACAGCGGAGCAGATGGCGACGTTTCAGGCTGGACTACATACGACGATGCGGCCGCCACACCCGTTGATTTAACGGCTGGAACTTTTAACGGGACGTTTGCTCGAACAGCGATACTGCCCCTTCGCGGTACGGGCTCGTTTCTCTATACCCCCGCTGCCCTTGGCGAAGGCGTAGCAACGACAATCACGCCCAACCTCGCTGACTACACGAAGCCGATTCAAATTAGTTTCGACTACACGTTCGTGACCGCGAATGCAGCCGAAGGCGATTACACGGTCTGGGTATACGACGTAACGAACTCCCAACTTATCCAGCCCACTCCCTTCAAAATCCCCAGCGGAATTGTTGCTGGTCAATATCGGTGGATGGGTCAATTTCAAGCCTCGGCCACTGGCGTCACCTATCGCGTAGCTATCCATCAGGCGGCGGCCACCAGCGCGCTTCTTAAATTCGATAACGTCGTCATCGGACCGCTGGTTCAGGTCTTCGGCGCACCGATTAGTGATTGGACCGCGTATACGCCAGGGGGCTCCTTCACTAATACGACACACACGGGTTTTTGGCGTCGCGCTGGCGATTCGATGGAGATTCAGATCGACGGAGTGCTAACCGGTACTCCGGGTGCCGCAACATTCTCGGTGAATCTCCCATCTGGTTACTCAATCGACACCGCAAAACTTTCTTCAGTGAGTACGAAAGTACTTGGACTTGCGTCGTCTCTGGATTCTGGAACGGCGGCCTACGCTGGCCAGAATGTTGTCTACGCTTCGACCACTAGCGTGAACGTACAGCAAATCGGCGCTTCTGCCACTTGGTCACAGGCGGTTCCGTATACCTGGGCAATTAACGACAGGTTTTCCTTACTCTTCAAAGTGCCTATCACGGGCTGGGGCTCGTCGGTCGTGATGAGTCAGGACACGGACACGCGAGTTGTTGCGGCTCGTGTCGGCGGCGATCCTGCCAGTGCGGCTGATGGCGCTCCGATCATATTCCCCTCGACTGTCTATGATACGCACGGCGCGTATAACGCCACGACGGGACGATATACGGTGCCCGTGGCCGGAATTTATAACGTGTACGGCTTTATGGACGCGGGCACTGCGAGCCGAATAGTAAAAATCTACGTTGACGCTGTGGCAGACGCTGCCCGCTTACTTCTCACCGACGCGAACGGTGCTATGGCTTTTTCCGCCGCTGTAAGAGTTAACGCAGGTCAACTAATCGACATTCGTCCGGTCGGCGGTACGCTTGACGTAACTAGCAACGCCTCCCTTCACTTCGAACGCATCTCCGGTCCCGCAACGATTGCTGCGAGTGAAAGCGTAAACTGTCTCTACGAATCGGATACTGCGAGAAGTATTTCTCACAGTGCTGCCACTACCGGGCAGTTTCTAATGGAAGATAAGATATTTGATTCTCACGGTTCGTACAGCACAACCACGGCTATCTTCACCTCTCCTGTGTCGGGGAAGTACCGCGTTGGTGCAATGGTTGCGCTTGCTGCAAACGCCAGCTGGGACAGAAACGAAACACTGGAAATTTATCTTTATAAGAACGGGTCGCTTAATCGTGTCATGGGCGGACTTTACGCACAGGTGGTTAATACCCTGATTATGGAAACAGTCGGCACAACTATAGTTGCCTGCCTTGCTGGTGACACCCTCGAAGTAAGAATTTTCCAGAACTCTGGCGGCGCTATCAGTACAGACGCCACGCCGCAAAGAAACTGGGTCTCATATGAACGAATCGGAAATTAAATTTCAAACCGAAATTGATCCTTAACTCAAACACCTTTTAGGGGAATGAAATGCTAGATTTGAAAAAAAAGGCACTCGGCGGAATTAAGGGGGCTCTCGAGGAGCGCATGGTCGACAGAATGAAGCCTAAGGCCAATCCTGCCGAAGATGATGTTGCATCGCCAGTGGAAGAGCAGTCCATGTACGGAGCCGTTGAGGGCTCCGAAGATCCGCTTTCTAAGCTAGAGGGCATTGGCGGCGACCTGGCCAAGCTAGCTCCCGAAGAGCAAGACCAGCTAAAAGCGTTCCTCGAGAAGATGGGGTGCTAAATGGCCTTCACCTGGACGGAACTAATCGACGACATCAAGGTCCGTGGAATGTTTCCCACGAGCCAGAGCACATTCACCACCGCCAGGCTACTTAGCCTGACCAACGCTACATTGCGATCGAAGGTGCTGCCTCTCGTCGATAAGGTCCGTGAGGGCTATTACTCATACGATGTGGATACGGTGCTCAACGCTACCGGAATATACAATCTCCACACCAGAGCGGTGGGCGGGAAGCTTCTCGATGCCTGCTTGGTGTCCGGTGATGAGAGATTCGATCTGGCAAAGTATTCCGAGGGCACCATCAAGAATTACGACCAAGCCCCTGGGCAGGCAGGCTTCTATCTGAAGCGGAGTCAGGTTTTTTTGCTCCCTAAGGTTCCTGCTAGCGGAAGCTCATTCAGGCAGACCATTATGCTGCGGCCTCCGACAATCGTCGCGCAGGATTCTGCGGCCCGTATTTCAGCGATCAATACGGTGTCTGGCGTCGTAACGTGCGAGACGGTTCCATCTAGCTGGACCACGTCAAATCTATTCGACATGGTGCAAGAGCCTGCTCACTTCGACACGCTCGCCATTGATCTCCCAATCACGGCGATTTCGACGGGAGCCTCCGGCACTATGACTTTCACTGCCGCAAACCTTCCATCTAGGCTTGCCGTAGGCGACTGGATTGGTCTCAGGGGTGAGTCTCCCGTTATTCAAGTGCCAGTAGAGCTTAACCCTCTGCTCGCCCAGGAGGTGGCTAACATTTGCCTTAGGTCGCAGACGGACGCTAACGCGCTCAAGCTTGGGATCGACGAAGTGAAAGAGATGCGCGAAGAGATAAAGTCTCTCATTACGCCTCGCGTATCATCCGAGGGCAAGAAGATAACCAATCGCTCAGGAATCCTACGCAGGGGGATCTAATGGCGAAGACCTTCATCTTACGGTGTCGAAAATGCTGGGCCGATGAAGACATCGAGGTGAAGGGTTATCCAGAGCCTATGCCAGCGTGCGAGAAGTGCACCACGATCCTCTACCACCACGCCACACGTCACGGAAAGTGGACGCCCAAGAAGAGGTTTACCTCAGGGTGCCAAGATTTGATTTTCGCGGGGAGAACTTAAAGTGGCTCAGCTTCTCCAAGTACGGCACAAGGGCCTCTATACCAGCCCAAACGAGTTTAGCGCGGTTCCGGACGGAGCCTTGCTTATGGCGAATAATTGCATCCTAACCGTGGACGGCATCGCCGAGAGCCGCCGAGGAAACGACCGAATCGCCGTGCTTCCTTTGGCCGATGATCGGTATTCCCGATTTGATTGGTACCAAGACGTTCAGGTCGCCACCTGGTCTGGCGGTAAGGTTGGATACCTGTCCGGGGCGACTTTCGTCGCGGTCAGCGGAACATATAATGACCCATCGTCTACGATAGCGCGCAGGAAGTTCCTGCTATCCAATTCCTGCCTCTACTTTACGAGCTCCGCTGGCGTCTACAAGATGGACGTCTACAACGCCACTCCTAAACTGTCCGGGATGTACAAAGGCCTCGACCTGAGTCTCGCTTTGTCTGGAGCTTCAGGATTCCTAGCAACTGGCAACATGACAGGGTACCGAGTTGTGTGGGGGGTTCGAGATGCGCAGCTCAATCTCGTTTTGGGATCGCCTAGCGGACGCGCTATCATTTCTAACGGCACGGGCGGTAGTCGTGATGTGGCGGTCACGTTTACGATCCCGTCTGGAATTACTACGTCGAATTTCTTTCAGGTCTACCGAACGGAAGCCTCCGGCGGAGTAGCCGTTGAGCCAGACGATGAGATGGGCCTCGTGTACGAGAATAACCCATCGGCAGCGGAGATAACGGCGGGCACCGTCATTTATACGGACGCCACTACCGACGATCTTCGCGGTGCCACCATTTACACGGCGCTTTCTCAGCAGGGCATCGCGCAGGCAAACGAGCGGCCTCCCAAGTGCGAGGATTTTGAGGAATTCGAGGAATGCACTGTATACGCGAACATCGAGTCAAAGCAGCGTAGGGAGTTCACCATTCTTTCGGTGGGCGGCGCGGCTGGGATAGCCAACAACGATACGATCACCATCGCAGGCGTCGTTTACACGGCCAAAACGGCGGGCGAGACGATTGCTTCTGGATTCTATCACGCTGCATCGGCTGGATCTGTCGCGCAAAACATTGCCGACACGTCGGCATCGTTGGTAAGGGTTATCAATCGGTACACATCAAACACGGCAGTTTATGCGTACTATCTATCAGGACCTGGAGACTTGCCTGGGAAGATTCTTCTCGAGGAACGAGGGCTCGGAGCCGCGGCCTTTGCCGTCATCGCCTCCGCCAGAGGCACCGCCTATAATCCCGTGCTGCCTACCAGTGGGACCTCTGTCGTAAGTGCCAACGACGACTTTCAGAACGGTCTCATGTTCTCTAAGTCTGGTATTGGGGAGGCCGTTCCGCTTGGTAATGTCAGAAGGGTAGGGTCCGCAAATACAGCCATTAGACGAGTGAAAAAGCTACGCAACTCGCTATTTATCTTCAAAGAGCGCGAGGGGATTTACCGGATGACAGGCACGGGGCCTGAGAACTTCCAGATTGAGCTATTCGATAGCTCGGCGAAGCTACTGGCCCCGGATTCCGTAGTCGTGGTTAATAACCAAATCTGGTGCTTGTGTGACCAGGGAATCACGGTAGTAACGGAAACTGGAGTTTCCGTTGTTAGCCGTCCTATCGAGGACCTGATTCTCGACCAGTTTGGCCTCGCTCTGAACGCGGTCCGGTATTATAGCTTCGGAGTAGCGTACGAAACGGAGCGACAATACATACTTTTTACAGTCAGCAGCTCATCAGACACGGTGGCGACGCAAGCCTTCGTCTTCAATATTTTTACGCAGGCCTACACTCGGTGGCCGATCTCAAAAGCGTGCGGCATGGTAAGCCCGGTCGATGACAAGCTATATCTAGGCAACGGATCTAGCTACGATCTCGAGCGGGAGAGAAAGAACCGCAACTATACCGATTACATCGATCACGGCACGACATACACCATCATCTCGAGCTCAACGACCAGGGTGAATCTGACAGCCACGAGCGAGATTGAAGTTGGAGACCTGCTTTATCAATCGTCGAGTGTGCAATCTCTCATCACTGAAATTCAGCCAGGGTATGTTGTGGTGGAGGACACCATCTCATGGTCCAACGGATCGGCTACCGTCTACAAAGGCATTAATTGTGAGCTGGAGTATTCGGCGGTAACAGGAGCCAATCCAGGCACTGCGAAGCAGTTCCCGGAAATCTCGATGCTCTTTAAGGCGGCTCGATTTAACTCGGCTGCCCTTTCGTTTGCCACCGATGCTTCCGCAGCCTTCGAGGCTGTTCCTATCATGGGAAACCGTACTGGCCTTTGGGGACTCTTTCCATGGGGTCAAGCCGTCTGGGGCGCTACCGCTTCCACCGTTCCCATTCGGACATATATCCCTCTAGAAAAGCAGCGCGGCAGCTTCATCCGGGTGAGATTCACGCACAGGCAGGGGTACGGGTATTTCAAGCTACTGGGCTTTTCGCTCCCGATACGGGACACGAGTAGCTTTGTGATCGCCAAATGAGAGTGAAAGCGACACAGCGGCTAACCATAGAGGACATCCCGAAGGATCAACGCGCCTGGATGGAGAAAATCGTCGCCTCTGTTAACGATTACGTCACTCAGTCCATAAAAATACTGAACGACGGCATCGTATTTCCGGATAATTTCATAGGTAAGGACCACGTTTTTGACTTCGTTTTTCAGACGAACGTCATCTCTCTCCCAATCGGTTTTCTCTGGCTATACGGCGCGGCCCCGAAGTCGCTCCAGGTGGTAAGCGCTACGGAGAGCGGTGACCCGGTGAATATTTCTGTTGCGTGGCGATTCACGGAAGACAGACAGGTTGAACTGACTGAGATAGTGAAATTCACAACGGCACCGGTCATCGCAACTCTCACGGCCACGAAACGATATAAGATTCGGGTACGCGTTACCCCATAGGAGTCCACTGTGGCATTTGATTTTTTCCAGAAAGAAGAAAACGAGCAAGACGGACAGGCGCAGCAGCCAATGCAGCAACTCGGCCAGGAGAGCCCCGTCGTTACGGGTAATCAGCCACAGGGAGAGGCCGGTAAATCCTCGAGCGGATCGTTTACTAACCTAAACTCCTATCTCGACGCCAACAAGTCGCATCAGTTCGGTCAGGAAGTCGCTGGGAAAGTGGGTGCTCAGATCAACGAAGCCGACCAGGCCCAAGGCGTGGCTGACGCATCTTTCCGCAGCGCGGTGGACCAAACCAGCGTGGCCAAGGACGATGGAGTGCTAGGTCAGCTCAAGACCGATCCCACGAAGGTGGACCAGTCGGCCTTCGGGAAGATGCGAGACGCGCAGTACAAGGGGCCGAATAACCTCGTGGACCAGGCCGACCTGTATCAGCCTGCCCAGCAAAAGACGGACCGTGCTTTTACCACGGCAGAGCAAACTAAGGACGAGGGCGGAAGGAAAGCTTTTCTTAACCAGGAGTACGGCAGCGGCGTAGGGCGTTACGATTACAGTAAGGGTCAGCAGAAGCTCGATAACCTGCTTGTCCAGGCAGATCCGAACTCGAAAGCCATGTTCGAGCAGAATCAGGCGCGGGCCGCTGCGACGCGCGATAAATTTGGATCCCTTAATACGGCGCTAAGCCAGTACGCCTCTGGCAAAAAGGCCGCGACCGAAGACGCCAGAGCCTCCGCCCGTAGTGCCGTCGGCATTGATGACTCTGGCAACTGGAACAACACGGGGGCGATGGGCGATGTTTTGAGCGAGCTAGACAGGACCGTAGCGAACCAAAGGACGAAGCTTGCCGGCGACCGAGCGGCTCTCGAGCCAACGCTCGATAAGCAAAACGTAAGCGACTTTTCTCCTGAGGCTATGCAACGGCTCGGCGTATCTAAGGAGCAGTTCCAGGGATACAACCTGATTCCGGAATACCTAAGAGGCGGTTCCTACGAGGCGGACTACAAGACTTTCTCCGAGGCCGAGGGGAGCACCTACGGATTCAATCCCAGGGATTACATTGAACTCGGTAATGACGCTGACTTGAATCGCAGCACAATGGCCGACGGAGACACGCAGGCCCGCATCTCGGCTCTTTCTAAGCTCGCCGGTAAGGAGAACTCCTTCATCGTGCCGGATCAGGCCGGTAGAATGGTGGGCAAGCCTACCTTTACCGCTCGCGGCGGAGAGATGCTTTCCGCTTCGCAACAGAAGCGCACGTCGATGATGCCAGAGCAGCAGGCTGTTTTAGCTAGGGTGGCGGCCTCTGAGCGGGCCGGTGGCCAGACCGCTACCGATTCCGTCCGGCGCGAAGGCAATGCCATTCGTGCCAAATACGGCTTGCCGCCCATATGAAACACTTTAACCACAGAGGTAATTTATGATACCCGCAATCGTCGGAGGAGCTGCCAGTCTCATTGGAGGGCTCTTTGGAGCAGGTGCTTCGTCGAACGCCGCTTCTCAGGCGCGGCAAGCCTATGAGAAGTCGGTGAAAGACCTCGAGGCGATAGGAATCCCTACCGTCGAAGCGCAACAAATGACGATGGAGGAGTACAAGAGCCAGGGGCAATGGACCCCTGAGCTAGAGCAATCTATCTCGCTAGGTGACTCTCAGATGGGTGGTATTACCACCGATCCAGCCTACAAAGAGTCTCAGCTTAAGGCGCTCGGTAAGCTCAAAGACATAGGCGACAGCGGCGGTATGCAGCTCGAGGACCGCGCCACTCAGGAGCGAATCGAAGGCGGGATCAACGCGCGCCAGCGAGGCTCCAGAGAGGCGATCCTTCAAGACGCCCAGCAACGCGGTGGATACGGATCGGGAACCTCTCTCGTGGCTCAGCTCATGAGCCAACAGGGTGGGAGCCAGGACGCGCATATGGCTGGCCTCAATACGGCGGCATCGGCGCAAAAGAGGGCGCTCGAGGCGATCAAGTCAGGCGGCGATCTTGGTACTCAGCTGCGTGGTCAGGAATTTGGTGAGAAGCAAAAGGTGGCCGAGGCGCGTGACGCAATCTCAAAATGGAACGCATCCAATAGTCAGGATGTCGCGCAGAGGAATGCGGGCGTGAAAAACACGTCGGCTCAGTACAATCTCAGCAACGCTCAGAACCTGGCCAACTCGAATGTCGATACCAGAAACAAGAGCCAGGCATACAATAAGGGGCTCATCCAGACCCGGTACGAAAACGAGATGAATAACGCGAAGGCAAAAGCCAATGCCAGGGCCGGAGTAGCCTCCAACGCGCTGGCCGCTGGCCAGGCCGGAGCCGCCCAGGCCGCTGGCATCGGATCGGCGATCAATCAGGGTGTCACGGCTTACGCGAATCAGGAGAACAGCAACGAACAGAGGCAGAAGGATCGTGACGCGGGAATGCGCACTATGGGACCGCGCTCATACTAAAGGGTGAATTATGAACGATGACTCAGATGATTTTCTCGATGACGATGACGATATCCTTGCTGTTGAAGACATTCCAGTCGACGGGCCGCCTGCGGGCACGGGTAAAGCACCGACTTCGAATGTATCCCGCGCCCCCTCCGTGCTCGAGGCGATGTCTCCGGAGGCAGACCACCGGGAATTTTTGCGTGACTACTTCACCCGTAAAGACAGCGCGGAGGAGCTATCCACTAAAAATCGGTTCAACGCAGAGTTTGGGGCGGCCGCGAGCAATCTCGGTAACGCAATCGCTGGAGTGAAGGGCGATACGTCAGCGTTCTCCGATATGGCGAAATACGCCGATAAACCTCTCGACCGTCTCGATAACGAGGGGAGTATCGTCAATAAGTACATGATGCAGAAGTACAATATGACGGCCAGCGCGGCGAAGCAAAAGACCTCTGAGGCTAGGTACCAGGAAAAGCTATCTCGAGCGGACCAGGAAAAGGCGAATCAGGAGAAGTCCCGTCAGGAGCGATTGCGAATCGCGGCTGGAAGGCAGGAGGAGACGGCCCGCCACAACAAGGTTATTGAGCAGAAGGGCGGTGGGCTCCCTCCTGAAACTCAGGCGATGGCGACCGGACTAGCGCAAAAAAACGTAACAAAGCTATCCATCTCAGGCACCATAGATTCACTTTTGAGTGATTTTGACAAGCTGTCTCCTGATCAGCAGCTGGCGAGAGGCAGAGAAATGATCAAGACTCTAAACTCCTTCGAGGGACCGGATGCTGTCGGTGCGGAGGAATCTAAGCGACTGGCTGGATTTTTAGAGTTTGCGGTTGGTAACTTCACAAACCAAAACCCGACGCAGTTCGGACGAAACATGAAGGGCTTCGTTGAGCAGGCGGTCGGCGTATCTAATTCGATGAAGAAAGCGGCCGATCTCAATACCGCTCTGATAGAAAAGATCTCGGGACGAAAGTCTCCGCTGGGCCGCCAGTACGTCAGCGTAGAGGACAAGGAAAAGAAGTTCACAGCGTGGCTAGGCAGCAAGGCCGCGAAAGCGGACCCGGTCAAAGCCGATAAGGTGCGCGCCGCACTAGCAAACATGAAGAAAAAGAAATAGGGGTGAGCGCATGTCGGACTTTAATTTAACAGACGAAGAAATCGATGCGGAACTTCCCTCGGACGAAGAGGTAGATGCCCTTATCGCCAAAGAATCTCCCAATGAGAAAAGCACGAAAAATACCGTATTAGACAATCTAGATGTGAGTCCTGAGCAGACTTTCGGACTCAACGCACTGATCCCATTCGGCCAGGGAAAGACCGCTCTTAGCGTTGGATCTGGCGTCGCGGAAGCGGTCGGAGACATACCGGACAACCTAAAAAAGCGTGGATGGACCGGAGAGGCGCTCGACCATTTCATCAACAAGTACCAGCGCGGGCACAAGGAAGGCGTGGACGCCTTCAATGCCTCAAGCTCTAAAAACCCTAAGGCCGCAATCGCCGGTGGAGTCACGAACGCCATCGGGACCGGCTTGCTATTCCCCGGTGCCAAGGGAATGGACCGTATGGGAAAAGCTGTACAGGGATCGCGCATTGCCGCTGCGATGGGAGTCGGCAACTCAGACGCAGACATCACCGCAGAAGGCGGCGCGGGAGAGGCGCTTTACGACGGCGCTAACAGCTCGCTCATGGGCTTCGCTACGGCCAATATCCCGCTTCGCACCATGGTCGGAGCCGGAGCGGGAGGCTATCTAGCTCAAGAGGACATTGGTAGGGGGGATTACGGGAAGGCCGCGGCGAAGATCGCAGGCGGCGCAGGATTCGCCCAGGCCGCACCATGGCTATTGAAGAAGGCCCCTAAGCTTGCGCTGAGTAACCTACTCGGCGTAAACAAAAATGCCATCGACGATTACATCGCCCGACACAAAGAGATTAACGCTAGCCCCTCTAAGTCAGATGTGAAGGCCTCAATCGACAACGTGGTCGGCCAGGCCCGTCAGGGGATACTCGACGCCAAGATCGCTCTCAAGGATGCGAAGATGGACCATCGCCAGGATGTGAGAGAGGCGATTTCTAGAGCCGAGGCGGCGCTCGAGAAGGCACAGGCGCAAAAGACCATGGATACCTCCATGGATATCGAGAAGGCGACGCTCGAGCTCAAGAATCTTTTGGTCAAGGGCTCAGCGGTAGCCAAAGAGGCGATCCCGACGGCGAGGGGCGAGCAGCAGGCATACCAGGCGGCAGTCGAAGTGCTCGGTCCTCGCAAGGCGGCGAAGTTTCATCAGCCACAGGAAGTTGGGAGCATAAACACTCCGGAGCTTGAACGACAGATCTCTAAGCAGGTCAATAAGCTCTCCCCGCTCGGAAAGGAATTCGAGCCTACGCCTGGAGCTGCCCGTGATAGCGCGGGTAGGCTCAATGAATGGAAAGCCTGGCTAATGACGCTCCCTCGCAAGCTCACCTATGAGCAGGCAAAGCCTATTATCCAGGCGCTGGACCGGGCCAGTGCCGAGGTCTACGACAAGCCGGGATTCTCGTTTGCTCCAGAGGAACAGATCGCCCTGGCCCGTATTCGGCAGTACATCGACATGAAGCTTAAGAAGGGCGTTCCAGAGTATGCTCGGCGCATGGTCAACGTGTCGGACGATGCGACGCTCCTTAAAGGGGTGGGAGACAATCTCGGAGAGAAAGTTCCGTTACAGGCCCGGCTTAATCGCCTGCCTCGAGAGGCCCAGGGCGGCCCTATAGGCGATACGCTGGACGCGTTAGGCAGGCGAACCAACCGCGATTTCCGAGGCACTCTCGATGTGGGAGCAGAGCAAAAGGCGGTAGAAGGGGCACGGGCAGCGTCAACGCCCAGGGCCGTATCGGACGCGGTGGCGCAATCTCCGGCGGGCCAAGGCGTGGCGACGGCGGAAGCTACGCACGGACCGATTGCCAGAGTAGGCCGCTCCAGCGAGTCACTCATCAATCGGATGATACGAGGCAAGGAGACGGACGTTCAGCCCAGCCTAAACGACCAGGGCACTGTGGACGCGCTCTCAAAGAAGATTCCCGGGTTGCCTGACTGGATCAAAAACCTAAAGACGCTGAACGCCTTCACCGGCGAGCGCACCAATGGGTCCAGGAACGTGGTACGTTTTGGCGCGGTCGGCGCGAAGATGCTTGGCCCTCCAGGAGCGGTAATCGGAGCCGTGACTGGTGGCGTTGTGGACAAGTGGGGACCTCAAGCGACCAAGGGCATACTGAACGCCGCCATCCCAATCAAAGAAAGCGCGCAGGCGGTCATTCAGAAGCTACAGAGTAATCCGGCCATGCAGAAGTACGCTCAACCATTGGCGGAAGCTCTCTCTAAGGGATCAGATAGCTACGCCGTGAAGTATTACATGATGAATCAAATGTATCCGGACTTCCGAAAGTCGATGGATGAAGAGGCCACCGCACAGTAAAATGCGGGCATGGCTTCCCTAATCGACAAGCAAAAGGCGTTTCCAGGCTTCGTTGCGCGGCTGATCATGTGGCTCAGTCAGCAGGGATATGAAGTTACTTTCGGCGAGGCACATCGCCCTCCAGAGACGGCCCGCCTTTACGCGGTAGACGGTAAGGGCATCGCTAATTCGCTCCATTGCATGCGCCTTGCGATCGACCTTAATCTCTGGCGCGGCGGAAAGTACCTCCAAAAAAACGACGAGTACGCCCAGCCAGGCATGTTTTGGAGAAGCTTATCCACCTCCGAAATGACGTGCGTGTGGGGAGGTGACTTCGGAGACGGGAACCATTTCAGTATCGCGCATAACGGGGTGCGGTGATGGAGTGCCCAAAGTGCCACCACCGATTTTCCGCCTCGTTGGTTGATACGGTCCACCATAAGCACGCCGAGTCGGATAAGACTCTGTGCGGTAAAGTAATGGCAGAAGGCGGCAGGTTCACCACGCAGGTATCTAAAGTAAACTGCGGGTGGTGCTTAAAAATAATCTCGGTTCGTTCGAGAGAGCACGCAGCCGCACTCGAGAAGATGATAGAGCTACAGGCCTACAAGGCGAAGGAGCTGATGAATGACCTGGGGCCGAGGGATGAAATACGGTAATACGAGGACTGAGTTTGCTGGCAGGTCCTTCGCCTCTAAATTCGAGGCCTCGGTCGCTGGCCTCTGGCTGCTCATGGTCAAGGGGGGCATTCTCAAGGACCTCGAGTTTCAGGTCGAGGTGCGGCTTACCAGGGCGGGCGTTATCTATAAGCCAGACATGCGGGCCTTCAATATAGAGCTAGGCCAGACCATTTACGGCGAGGCCAAGGGTTTCGAGACCCCGGAGTGGCGCATCAAAAGGCGGCTATGGACGGTCTACGGACCGGGCCAGCTTTGGATCTATAAGGGATCAGCGGCCTATCCAAAGCTGGTGGAAACCATAGTCCCGACGGGTTAGAATTAAGTTTCGTCCCCCAATCCCCCCCACAGGAGAAGAGAAAATGACCGTACCTTACGATATTTCCGCGCTAGTCGCGGGCCTGAAAACGACTGGCCTCAACGTGACCGAAGATGCCGCGAAGGCCATTGTCGAGCAGGTTTGCGTCTGGTTCGAGACGTCGGCAAAACTGTCCGCCACCCCATTCGACGATGTCGCCCTGGTGGTGCTCCCACAGTTTAAGGCCGCGGTACTCAAGGAATTGGACAAAATCGACGGTGCAGTCGGTTGATCTGGAAGATGATTTTCTCCTGGCTCGCGGGCCAGCTATGGTCTCCCGCCCTTAAATGGGTGGCGGCCTGGCTGGCCCGCGTGTTGAATAAGCCAAAATCGGAGACCGAGAATGCCCCTCCCTGACATTGGCGATACTTTTAAGGACCTGGTCTGGGATGCGATGGTGAGGGTTGCCCTCCAGGCGCTTTTCTCTGCCGTTCCCTGGCTAGGGTGGGGACCGATTGGTGTGGTGGTTGGGTGGATCGTTGGGATGGTTGCAAACTATCTGTACTCCTCGGTAAAGATGGCAATCGACCTGAATGCCATCGCTCTAAAAAACGAGGAGCACCGGCGCGCCTATGACGATGCAGGAGTGAAACTGAAACTGATAGCTAAGGACAAGGGGATCGACTCCCCGGAATTTAGGGCGGCAAGAGATGATCATAAAAAACGGCTGGCTGCTTTCGTTAAGTTTGCTTCTTAACGCCTGCACCATCACGCTCCCGAATACTCGCATTTGCGCTGTAGCTGGCACCATGTCGGCAGGTGCCGATTGCGCCTATACGCTAGACGGAGAGCCAGAGGAAATGAACCTGGACCAATGGGTTAACTTCCTCGAGCCTCAGCTCGATCCAGCACGCGGTGCAGCTATTTGCATGTCGAGTGCGGATTTCTCTAAGATAAAGACCGTCATCGAGCAGGCCTGTAAAAAGCTAGGAACAAGCTGCGCGAAAGAGATGAAGGAGAAAATCTCTAGGGTCTCTGCTAAAGTCGATGGTCTACAAGCCCGCGTCATGGAGAAGCGGCGAAAACTAAAGGAGAAGAAAAAATGAGATTCCTACTACTGCTTGCGCTGCTTGGTGGCTTTGAGTTTGCCCAGGCCGCTGGCACCGTCACCGTCACGGATAATTCCTATGAACACCACGGGCGCGGATACCGCGTCGTTACGCTCGGCTTTACCTCGGATGCCTCAGGCGATGCCGACAAAGTGATTGGCCTTACTGGCCGCCTGGTCAAAATAATTACGAACCCGGGTACTCCGGCTCCCACGGCGAACTACGACGTTTACGTTTACGAAACTGAGGATGCCGCCATCAGCCTAATCGGCACACTGGCAGAGAACCGGCACACCACCACGACCGAAGTCATTTACCCGGCAATCGCCGGAACCGGCGGCACCGTCAGTTCCTTCTCCCCCCTCGCTGTCGGTATCTACACCTTCAGGGTGGCCAACGCTGGCAACGGTGGCCAGGGCCGAGTACTGCTCTATTTCGAATAATCAGGGAATGTCAGGCTTCGGGTAGACCTGAACGTCTGGCTCGAGAAGTCGGACAGCCGATATAGCGGGCTTCGCTACGGTCAATAATTCCGCGATCCTTCCGACCAGTTCCACCTGAAGGAAGAGCTTGCCGCATCGGTCCAAAATCATTTTAATCTCGCCGTCGGTAAAATCTATTTCGTCCGCCGCGTTGATTCGCTTGATGACCAGATACCTCTCGTTTTTCTCTTTGAATCCGCTCTGGTTATCGCTCTGGTGCGCGGACCGTAGGGCGAACACCACCATCTCTTTAATTGACGGCGGTTTGCCCTCCTTGCCCATGATGAGTGTGCCGTCGGCATCGAATGCCTCTATAGGGTCAAGTAGATTCACTTTCATCGTCTCGTCTCCTCTAAAGCGAGCCGCCCAGGCCCGCCGTTCTTTACGGTTAAAAACGTCAGTTGACACGCACGTCGCCCCATCTCGTGGCGTCTCCAGAAAGAGCCAGTTGATTTACTCTAACCTTACAGGCTGTGATTCTATGAGACATAGCAATCGCATCTTCTCCCGTTAGCTGTACTCCATCCTCCGTGTCGGCGCGCTCGAAGCATTCATCGATGGTAGTGCTTTGCTCACGGATTATCTCCAGTAGAAGAGGGATGTCCTTGTCCTCGAGCTGGGAGATTACGGAGAAGTTTATACAGGGAGTTTTCCCACGACGCGTAATCGCTTTTCGCTGAGCTACTGCCGTTGTGTATGTGTCGAGTGGTGTCATTGGCCAGCCTTACTTGTCTCGTCGGCCCATCGAGGCGTCCGGTTTTCCTTGAGCGCCGAAGATAGTTCCCGGCGACGATTCAGGTACCAGATAGCTTTATCCAGGTCCTGCACCATGGAGTCTCTATCCTTGTGCCCTGCTCGGCAAATATACTTCACAGCGTTGGCTAGGTGAAAGTCCAATCCCTGGTCCTCCAGGAATTCGATGACCTCTATTTTGCCCATGTTGTAGTGGCGGGGCCGGTTCACAATGTCGTTCGGCAGGTTTGCGTCTGTCTTCTCACTCGCCTTCGCCTTATCTATAAATTCCACCTGGAGCATTATCGCGATCCTTCGTGATGGTGTCCATGTGACCGCGCTTTTACAGCCGAAGCACACGAAACCAGTATTAATAGGAGGCCAGTCGGAAGAGCCGACTAGGCCGCATCCTAGGCAGCAGTACCAGCGTGTTTCAGTCATTTCTTGCGCCTGATCAATGCCGGAGATCCCAGCGTGACTTTTTTCCCGCCGCAATCGTACCAGCTACCGGGCCAAACGATTTCAGCGCCATCGACGAAGGGGCCAAACATATCGATCTGCTCCTTCTTAGTGAGTAACCAGGCGTGTTTTGATTTGCCCTGGTGATACTCACCTAGCCGGTGGTGGAACGTGATGTCCCAGGTGCATAGCTCGCGTGGTGCGGTGGCTGGTTCGCGGGTCATGCTTGGGATTTGACCTGCGTGGGCTGCGAATATGAGGGAGAGGATGAGGTTCATTTTGTTGCTCCGTATGCTCTGAAGAGTCGAACTTTGACGTGCTTGAAAACGCCGTCACCCGTACCGTAGTAGTAAATGCAACATACCCACCGCCGGAAGAACCGGAACCAGTAGTTCCCATTACCGTTTCCGGCGCTGTGGTGGCTCCTCAGAAATATTTCCATTACTCCCCCTTTACCTTCCCGCTGTCGGCGAGGGCTTCGTTGATGGCTAGACCGTGCTGAATGCGTAGTTTCTCGTTCTCCTTCAGGAGTTCGATCACGTTCGCATCAGCGGCGGTCCATTGATTTTTCCAGCCCGTTACATCCGCTTCGAGGGCTGCGAGTTCGGCCCGAAGGATGGTGATTTCACTCGATGCCGTTCTCCATTCTGGATATAAATCATCCATCTCATCAACCGCGAAGCCACCACGCTCGTTTAAGCGTTCCATGCTTTGCCAATAGCCAAACCTAGCTGCGTAAGCGCCGTAAGCGACTTCACCTACATACCAGGGGACGGTGCCGTACCGTTGGACTTTAAATACCTTAGGATTCTTCAGCCGCTTGTTCTCCGCTTCGAGGCGCTTCACAACGCTAACTTCGATATAGGCGCCTTCACAGCGATCCTGGTAGCATTGCATTCCAAACTCCGCGTTTACTTTCAGCTCCGCGTTCTCCGCTTCGAGCGCGGCGATGCGGTCCCTGTCTATCTGACTCCAATTAGGTTCGTTCATGTCTTCCCCTTCAGTGCTTCGCAGGCGTCACATCGTCCGCCAATGCCTGGGAGCAGGTTGTGGCGCTGACAAAACCCCTCCAGCGCTGCGTGGGCCGTGGTCCCCAAGTCGGCCCATACAGGCGCGAGGTGAATCTTTCCCGAGCGCGTTTCCCAGTTGCTGGCATCTGCGTACCACTCCAGCGCCGCGCGGAGCCTATGAATCTCTGCAAGGTCGCCCTTGCACATGTCCAGCGTGTAGGTGAGCGTCTTGTTCTCCGCCTCAAGTTCTTTGATTCGCAATCGGCAGCCCTCTGGTTGACTATTTGGATCATCGGTCGGCTCCTGCGGAAGGTTCCAATGTCTTTTAGCTGTTAGGTACCCCAGCACAAACAGTCGACGAGCCATCGGAGAATCGTAGGCCCTGCCTTCCTTCTCGCAAACTCTAACCCATCCTTTGTGCGCCACATTTGCCATACCGTTCTCATCCGAGCTGGTATAGCCAGGAAATCCGTTACGCTCCCAGAATTCGTTCTCGGCCTGGAAAGCCTTCTGAATACTTTCGTTCATCTCCGGCGTTATCGGCCCTAATTTCAATGGCATCTCATCCCCCCTTCCCCTTCAGCGCTTCGCGGGCTCGTTCCTTGTAGTCGGTAGTGTCCTGACCGCCAATAGGCTCAACGAATGCCCACTCGACTATCGCCTCCAGCGCCTCGCGTAGCCGCTTGTTCTCCGCCTCCAGTTCGGCGATGCGGTCCCTGTCTATCTGACTCCAATTAGGTTCGTTCATTTCGTCGCCTTCAGTGCTTCGCGGGCTTGTTTACCCTGGGATTCCAGGGCGGAGCGGAGGCGGGTGAGCTCCGTTTCCTGTCGCTCAAAGTGAGCAAGGTAACCAGTGTCTAAACTCTTACAGTAGTCCGCCCATGCAATCCGCCACATCGGGCCGCACCCGTTGCCGCATTCCTGCGGCTTGGTATTCGCGCCGATAGTTCCGCTGCCCATGTAGATCGTCTTCGAGACAAGGCCGAAACCGCATTTCTTGCACTCGAAATGACCTGGGACGTACTTCAGCCGCTCGTTCTCCTTCAACACTTGATCCATTTCCGTCTCATGCGACGAGATGCGCAGTTTGTTGCATGCGTTCTCCGTTTTGAGCACAGCGATTCTGACTTCTACGAGACGTATAGTGTGACCGAGTTCGTATGCATCATCGTCCGCAACTCTGTCGCCCGTCTCCTGAACGCGCTTCCAGTGCCCGAATGCATACAACTTTTTAAATTTTTCGTCGTCGCTCATAACATCCTCAAAAAAGTTGCGGCGAGGTCATTGAACATTGTCATACCCTTCTGGCCTCGTGCAGCTTGGGCAAAACTTCCAGCCATGCAGTCGGCAGCGCGGCAGTAGCTTTTCTTTACTGGCCCATTTCGCTGCTAGATAGAAGACGCCGAACGCGCATACCTTCAGCGGAAACAAAATAGGAGTCAGCACGACATACGCCAGCGCGTCCCAGTAGCTTCGGAACTTCATTCCCCACCCTTAATCTTTTCAGTCGGCAGAATGCGTGTGCGGTGGGTGTCGCTGTAGGACCGCGCACTCATCGAACTCCACGCACTCCAACCATTTGGCCCAATCACGCCGCTTACCTCTACCAGCCCCGCTTTCCACTCCTCGAAACGCTCGGCCATGAGGGAACTGAAATACTTCCACGGGCTTTCATGCTGGTAAGCCTCCTCACAATCTGAATCCGTAAACTCTCGCAGCGGGCATTTAGGTTTCTCGCTCATTTCTCCCCCATAAATTTCCGGTACTCATCGTAGCGTCGCCCGTCCCGTCGCAGCGCGGGCAATCGTATTCGCCGTAGTTATCGCAAATGCAGAGGTCTCCGCCGCAAAGGCATTGGTTGGTCCCCATGCCGTTGCAGCTCTCGCACCATAGGTCGTCACTTGGCATTTGCGTTCTCCTTGGGCTCAATGTCTGGAATATCCGCCATCGCGACGGTCTGCCCCTTCAGCTCGTGCGTGCAGTCACCAAGGAATTCAATGTTCCCGTTTCTGATGAAAGAGTGACACACGTTCTTCTCATCGAAACCGTGCTCCGCCTGGTGGAACGTCCAGGTCACGAGAAGCGATGGGCTGAAGGTCGGCCTCTCCATGTCCCCGTTGAAAGTCCAACAGGGATGCGTCTTCCCCGATTTGTCCCCCCATTTTGTGGTGACCCTATGGTCTGACTTGCAGCCAGGGCACATGAACCAGTACTCCTGATGCCCCGCTCCCATATGTTCCAGGTACGATGCGTGCCCAAGCTTGGCGATGTCTTTCAGTTTCATTCCCCACCTCCTTCACCCGCGATCCGCTCCAGCTCGGCGATCACGCCCGCTGCCCTTTTTGCTTCAGCATCCGAACTTTCCGCGAATCTTCGCAATCGGACGACGGCCACCTCCACCATGCGGCGGAAGCGCGGCTCCCAGTCTTCTAGCCACCCCGGATACAAATCCCTGCCCAGAATTCCGTCTCTCCTAGCCATCTCTTCCCGCGCCTTGCTCTCCGCCATGGCTTTGTCGAGTGCGTTCATCTCAACCTAATCCCCGGGCCAGATCGCTTCTTCCATTCATGATATGTGGAATACGCGATACCGATTTCGGCGCACGCGACCTCTAATGACAGGCCCTCCTTACGTCGAGCCTCCACTTTGCGCATGAGGGACTTCCAGTTTTTGACGCGGCCTCGCGGGTTTGGGAGTAGCTTCAAACATTCCTCCATAGAACTGCGTGTTTTGTAACAACATTGCCGGAGACTGGCATATCGACCAGCCTCCGGCAAATATTATTCACATGCGAATCGGACTATTTTTGCTTCGCCGCAAGTCCGGCATTCCCAGGATTCACGGCCGGTAAATCCTCAAGCTCATAAAACAGTTCCTGGATCTGACCTTTTGTCAGTTCGCTCAAATGCTCCACGCCGAATTTATCCGCCGCCAGCTCTTTGAGTGCCGCCGCGTCAAGGTGCATGCCCTTACCGATCGCGTAGAGCCGTTTTACCTGCGGCTCCGTGCACGGGTGATTCTCCCAGCCGTGAGCGCCTCTGCTCCAGTCACCATTCTGCGTGTCCTTACTCGTGCGTACCGTGGTCGTCGATGGCTGGATAGCGGCGACGGCAAGCGGCGGCGGCCCTTCGACGCCTGGGCCACCTTTAGCTTCTGACAGGGCCTCGGGATGCGTCACTACGCTGACCGTCTCTCCCTCTACCTCGATTGCGTGCCCGCCCAGTTCCTCGGGCGTGTAACAGCCCATAATAGCGTCGGGAGCGACGGCGCGGCACGCGGCAGAGATAGTGCGAGCGCGAAGCAGCGCAGCCGGAAATTTCTCCCACGGGGAGTTAGGACGAATCAGCCCCGCCCGTTTCGCGTCTTCGAGCGTGAATCGAAAGGCCTGCTGCTCGCCTCCTCGACGCTGGAGCACGAGCGTGCACTCGGTGTTTTGCGTGTCGGCGGGCGTCGTGAATGTCGCTTTGAATCCCACGATCCTCTGATAGCAGAGCGCCAGCATCAGCTCGGCGGACAGGCACGGTTTCCCATTGATTACTGATATTGACGTGAACGCTTGGAGAGGGGGAATGCCTAGCTCGCGGCCCTTCCAGGCAATCGTCATGGCCCGGGCGAGTGCCTCGTTATCGTTCCTGGCCCCTTTTGTGACGTGGTCTGGCAGGTATCCGCTCATCACGAATGCGATGCACTGTTTTTTGAGCGTTTGCCACTCGTTCGCCTGCTGAGCTACAGCGATTGCTGTCTGGTTAGTTTTTTCTTCCATACTACTTTTCTCCTGCTTGCATTGCCCGCGTGTCGGGGCGATTTGCCCTACGACTCGTTGGGTTTAGTTGGCGCGCTACACTATCGAGCGCGTCACAGTTGTCTATGAACTGAGCCATCGAACATTTCCGGTTAATGAAGTCGGTGATCGTCTGTAGACACGCCCGGACGAAGTCGGGATCAGCGG